GCTTTATTCACATCTCTTTGAATTCTTCTATTTAAATTTTCAGAATCTTTAATTATAAACTCATTAATAATCGTTTGTGGAAAATATTTTCTTTGAATTTCGTCCAATAAATCCCAAATATTATTTTGCGATATTCCAGTGCATTGAGAAAGTGTTGCAATAATAGAACTCAACACAATTCCTATAATTGCATATTGTTTGATATCTGGTTTCTTTTTGCCAAAATTAAACATAAAAAAGAGGAGTATTACTCCTCAATATTTATAATTTACTGAAGAATTTATCTCATTCAGGTAATTCTCCACCATCAATAGATTCTTCTGTTTCTGCAATTTCAGTTTCTGAAATCGTTGTACCAATTTGTTGAAGGTATTCAATTGCACCTTGAACTTTGAAAAAAAGTTCTCTTTTAGCATTAATCTGTTCTTGAAAGGAGTTAATTTCTTCTAGAAGAGACTTTCTTTGATTTAAAAGATTTGTAAGATGTTGTTGCTGTTCTTCCATAATTTTTTACAAATAAACATTTTTAATAAAGGAGGACTTTATGCCTCCATTTCAGAAGTATATATCAAACTTCCACTTGAATTAGTCGAGAAGCATAATCGTAAGCAAAATCAGTTCTTGCTCCGTGATGCCCCCAACGCACCCATTTTCTTGCAAGTCGCATATAATCATTAATAGACTTACCGGGGGACTTCATTTGATTCTCAATCATCTTCCAATCACCTTCATACATAATGTATTGCAATTGAGTATCAAGTGTGGAAGGGTCTCCACCAATACGGGCAGCAAACTTACCAAGACCATAATATCTTGGAGCATCAGTAAATTGAATTAGTCCATATCCACCAGAACGACACTGGTGATAAGGAACTCTAGCACCACCTTCACAAATATTAGGAACAAAAGTAGATTCCTGTCTAATGTTGCCCATAATGGTGGCAATGGCATTTTTGTCACGAATACCCTTGTCCTGCAGGAATTCAAGAGTAAAAGATTCATAAGAATTACATCCCTTACAAATCAGTCGTTTTTCTTTTGTTTTATCGGGAGCAACCTCGCGGATTGCTGTCTTTGTTTCAAACTCCTTAATAATTGAAAATGGTGTGGGAACATTCACTGGAGGAGGTGGAAACACGGGCAGTATTGACGCTGTGGTTGTAACCGATGCCAAAAGAGGAACGGCTACAGTTGTAAAGTTAAAAAGCATTTAAATTAATTGAATTCGGCATCCGTATAAAAGATGGGGTATAACCTTTTCTCAAAGGGCATCTTCCACGGCTCTGTGTGTCACGATCAAATTCTCATGATGAGTACCCTGCTCATAACAGGGATTTTTCATAATAAGTTAATATTTATCATTTGTCAAGTGGTCGGTTTTCCTACTGGCACATCTAAATACAGATAAATGCAAAAAATCCCAATGGGAAGGGAATTTAATACTCCTCACAGAGAGCACTGGAACGCTCCGATACATCAGATGCTTAAGGCGATAGATAATCATACCCAAGAATACTTCAAGAGTGGTGATATATGGCATCTGCAAAAGTCCGATCAACTTAGGCAATATTTGCATGAGTTGAAGGCATGGATTCATCATAAAGAAGGAAGATGAAACCTAATTTAAACAAACTTATTTTTATTGTTTGTGTATCAGCAGTTGGATTTGTTGGTCTTAACTTTATTGCCTGCAACTTTATGATTCCCGGATCTATTATTAGTGCCAATGTATTGGGCGGATTAAAAAATCCTCCACCCTTAGATTGCAAAGAATCTGAAAGAAGAGGATATGAAACTTTGCTGGCAATTCTAACGACGGTAATTGCTTTAAGAACGAAAGTTGAAGATTAAAATAAATATTATAAACAGTGTAGAAGAATAAATGAAATCATTTAAAGAATTTATAACTGCTTGCGAAGGATATAAACCGCTTCCAAAAAGAAGAATGGATAGAGAAGCGGGTGAAAATGCGGCTGCTGCTGTTGGAAATCTTGGAGTTGCTGCAATTCCTCTTGGAATTGAAGGTGCTGTTGGTGAATTGGGAGATGCCCCAGAGACTGTTGCTTCTAGATTCATTGATAAATCTTCTAGAAGAATAAACAGGGCAGCAACAATAATCAAAACTATATTGACGCATTCGCCAGAGAGAGTTCAACAACAAGAAAGGGAAAATAGAAATCGTAAACAACCAAGATCTCGTTCAGTTAGATCATCTGGAGGTAAAGGATTCGGGTAATCATATAATTTTAAGAAACCCAAAGTTTTCCTTCAGCAATTCTTCTTCGCAACAAACCTTTTTCAACAGAACTTCCAGGATTCTTATAAAGTTCTAGTACCTTTGGAACTTCATTCCATTTTTTCTCACGAAGGACTCTAGTTATGGTATTAAAATCGGGATGTCCATAAAAATCAGCACCCAAATTATAACTAAAACTCAAAAGTGCTCCTTGCATATCTTCAGTCATCTCATTCCAATGTGGAATCTTTTGTAGTGATGGTAGAAACTCTCTCCTCAACTGAAAGTATAAAAGATCATCTGCTTCTTCTTGAGTAATCTTATTACCGATCATAAATCTTGTACCATCTTTTCTGCGAGTGCTCCCCCATCCAATTGTAATAGGTAATGATCCTGTCAGAGGATCATAATATGCTTTGAGATGGCACCCTTCAAATTCTTTAATCAGATTAATTCCTGATTCTGGAAGATCTTCAAATGTTAGTTTTACCTTTTGACTTCTAAATCTTTTTGCAAACTCTTCAAGAACTTCTTTACTTACTGCGTTTTGAAGATACTCCCAAGCATCTATTTGATGATCTAGGTCCTTATGATTTTTTGCGGCATCAATAAATTTGATGGTCATAATCAACCTTCCTGAAATACAGAGACATAAACCTTTCCTGTTTTAGTAAGGGGAAGTAATTTATCTCTCAAATCTTGATTGTACATTCTAACGCAACCATGAGTGGAGAATAATGATTGTTTTGCTGCCCAGGCACCAGGCCATCCACAGGCACTACCTCCACCATGAATCATAATACCTGCACGATCATATTTTGCTTCTTGATTTTCTAGTTCTACTAAGTCAAAAGAATACCATCCATATGCCATCAGAGTTCTATCATAAGATGGATTTGCACCGACTCTTTCATAATCTTTATATACTTCTCCAATTTTATAAAGACCAGGAGGTGTATCAGTTCTTGCTAGATTAAATTCAAAGTCACTTCCTTGACCTCTTGCAAGTGCTGGAACTTCCCACAAAAGTTTTCCATCAAAATCAAATGCTTTTGCAGTTTCAGAAATATCGTTCACAATGATGTGTGAATCACCTTTTTTAAATCCAAAGTCTTGTGGTTTTTTCTTTGGTCCTATCATTTTATTCTCCTATGTACTCTAGCGAAAAAATATCGTGTTCTGGAATATTTGGATTCAACCATTCACTAAACTCAGATTGAATTGCCTGAGCATCTTCATAACTAACATTCCCATAAAGAAAATCAATTCTATCTACTGCCCAATCATGTGCAGTTCTGAGAGTTTGTTCCAATGTCACCATAGTATTTAGAATCTGATTTGATTTTTTCATTCTATCATTTTTAGGAATCAAAGACAAGTCTATATAAGAAAATAAGGTATTCTTATGAATTGGCAATACAATGGTGAAGACTTTACCGATGTTCCCAAAGGCATGGAAGGTTTTGTTTATATGATTACAAATCTTACGAATCATAAAAAATACATTGGTAAAAAACATTTCTGGACAAGACAAAAGGATAGAAAAACTGGACGAAGAAAGACGGAAGAATCTGATTGGAGAAATTATCTAAGTTCTTGCGATGAGTTAAATCAAGATGTAAAGACTTTAGGTAAAGAACATTTTCTTCGTGAGATACTATATCTTTGTCCTCATAAGAAATCAATGAGTTATTATGAAACTTATGAACAATTTAATCGTAATGTATTAATGAGTGAAGAGTATTATAATACTAATATTGGCGGCACTTTTTACATGAGCGAATCTGAAAGAATCTACGGTGCGGTCCTTAAGAGCTCTAAGTATTATTAGCTAAGCCTTATCCTTCATCCTTAGCAAAGCGATTCTAGCAATAAAAAAGGGTCTTGTCAAGACCCTTAGAGTTATGTTAAAATTCAATCAATTCTAAAATCCAGAATTACTCATAGCATCTCTTCCTGTTTTATGAAGTGCTTGTCTTTTTGCAGTCATTTCTTTGTGTGCTTTATTCAAGATTGGATCACTATTATCTGCTTTTTTTCTTCTATTTGGATTAGTACCATAAAATATAGGTTTACTAGTGTATTGGTGGAGATTTCTTGCTCTCTCACGTTGTCTTGAAGTTAAACCAAGCATTCTTTCTGCTTTATTTGCTTCAGTAACATAATACTCAACGATGTCATCCCATGAATATTCGGAGAGATCATATCCCTCATCAATTAAATCATCAACCCATTCAGAAATCTCTTCTGCAAGAACATAATTCTTATACTCTTGCATAATTGTACCAATAGCATCAGTATCCATTTCTAACATAACATATTGTGCTTCTTCGATAGTATCTGCATGTCCTCTGTCCATGAGATACTCAAGAATGATTTCATAAGGTTCATGCGATTCTTTCATTGAAGATGCTGCTTTTTCTGCATCTCTTTTTGCTCTTTCTTTATCTCTTTCTTGTTGTGCTTCCAATGCTTTATCTGCTGCTTTGGTGTCAATTTGAGTATTTGCAGTCCCCTGAGTTGGAGTTTGATCTTGCTTTTGTTCGGGTCTTGGTTTATTTAATTGTGGCAAATCTAATTTCTGAATATCCTCATATCCAGATTGACCTGGTTTTACTTTAGCAGCAAGATTTGGATTTGCTTTTGCCCACTGCTGCATTCCAAGTTCTTCTGCGCCTTTAGTTTTTCCTTGTTTGATTAAATCCCTATACTTTTGCGATTCAGAACCTGCAGAGGAAGGTCTTGAAGGCGCTGCAGGAGCAGCAGAAGGTGGTCTTGAAGGCGCTGCAGGAGCAGGTTTAGATGGAGCAGCAGGTGCTGCAGCAGCTGGTTTTTTACCAGTACGAGAATTATGTGCTGCTAATGCATCATTATAATTCTTGTAATACTTTTTATCCGATGATGCAAAATATCTTTGACCTTTTCCTGGAACATTTACCATCCCAGCGCCTTTTGGTGGTTTTGGTGCTCCTGCTGGTGGAGTTTTAGCAGAAGGACCTTTTTTGCTCCTATCTCCAGTAAGACCCATAGCATCAGTTGCCATTTGGATTCCAGCAGGAGCAAGACCAGCGACTAGTCCAGCACCAGGAATAGCAGAAGTTATTGCACCAGCAGTGCTTAAAAGACCACCACCCCAATCACCTTTTTTGAATCTATTAGCAGCATCCATACCATAAGTAGCAACACCAAGACCAGGAAGAACTCTACTACCAATTTTACCAGTAAGTTTTCCAACTGGACTTTTTGCTATTTTGCTCCCAATATCAGCAGCTTTTTGAACACCAGGAATTGCTTTTAATGCACTTTTTCCTTTGCTAAGTAAATTTTTACCCCAATCAACAGCCTTTGAAAAAAGTCCAGGACTTTTTGCAGCAGGGGGTAGTTTTGGCCCCATTTGTGATGCTGGAACTGAATAATTAGTTGTAACCTTTGCACCTGATGGAACTTTTGGTTTTGCTGGCGATGGTATTGGTGTAGATCTTGGTACTGGATTTGGATTTGCCGCTCTTTGTGCTGCTAATTTTGCTTTTTGAGATGCCATAAATCCAGCTTCTGAAAGCATCTCTGATGCTCCCAAAAGATCTTCTAAAATAGAAAATTGTTGTATGATGTGCTCATCAGGAGCAACAAAATTTTCAGAAATATATGTTTGCCCTTCTGCAAAACTAAAATAATCTTCAGAAATTACTTCTGCATCTGCTTCTTCAAAGTAATCGCATAGGTCATCTATATCATATCCCTGAGTGAATAAAACACCAGCGGCATTTTCAATAATATGAAGTGCAAGTT